CAATATTAAAAAACATCATTACACCCGCTAATCGTGTGCATCATTTATTTAATGAATTCTATGACAAGAAAATTACAGAAAAATGTATGCCACCAAATAAAGCGCTAGAATTATTGATTGAATTCAAGCATAAGAATGAGCGTTATATTGGTTTACTTGCTAAAGAATTTGAAATGCGTAAAGCTGCCAAATCATTTAGTAAATCTAAATTATCTAATACTGGCGATATTGATATCAATAAACTTTCTACTTATAAGTTTAACGATAACATTTTTCGTAAAGTAATGATGACACCAAAAGGAAAAAATCATGGCCTTGTTTTGTTGCTCGACAAATCTGGTTCTATGTCAGACAATATGGCGGGTTCAATTGAACAGATTTTGGTTCTTTCAATGTTTTGTCGTAAAGTAAACATTCCTTTTATTGTTTATGGTTTTGGTGATTGTTTTGAAACACACATGATTGATGTTAATAAACAAGGTGTAAATTATACAAGTGAATATTACAAATCTTTTGAAGAAACAGAGGGCTCAATTGAATTTGGTACCGTTCGTTTGCGTGAGTATCTTAATTCACAAATGACTAATGCTGAATTTACCAAAGCGCTTAAAAATATGTTGCTTGTGAAAGAATCATATGAACACGGCCGTTATCCGAATGTGCCTAGAGCTAATACTGAAGTATTGTCTAATACACCAATGACACAGGCTTTGGTTGCTACGGCTGAGGTGATGAAAAACTTTAAACGTAAATATAACCTAGATTTGTGTAGTTTAATAATTGTGCATGATGGTGATGCTGATAGAATAAATACTTCATTTAAGTATGAAACTTATACAGACAATTCTGGTAAAATAGTAACTAAATTACGTAGAAATTTTTTCCAACAGTTTGTTAAAAACTATTTCGTTGTTGATAAATCAAACAATTATCAAGAACAACTTGGCAAAAATTATAATTCTATGAATGAATTAATTTTGAATTGGTTCCACAAAACAACTGGTGCTAAAATATTTGGTTTTTTTATTGTAAATAATAAATTTCGTGGTAATGCCAAGAAAGCCTTACAGAATAAGTTTGTATTTGAAGATGGTTCGACTTTAAACGATATTAGTAAAAAAAGTGAATGGGAATGGGAAACAAAAACGAAAGAATTACAGAGGCTTTTCAAAAGTGAAAAATTTTTGTTATCTCATTCTAAGGGTTTCAATTTGTTTTTTCTGATTTCTGGTGGTAACGATTTAAAAACCGAAGAAGATGAACTAGAAATTGATGGCATTTACACAAATAAAAAATTGGCATCAGCATTTGCAAAAATGAATAAAAAGAAATCGGTAAATCGTGTATTGGTTTCCAAATTTATACAAGGCATTGCTACCTAAGGGTTGCATTGATAAAACAGGTGGGTTGACAAACCTTATGAATTTTGATATAATGGCAGAATAAAATTTGATAGAAATTTAATAGGAACTTTTTTATTATGATTAATCGTACCGAAATAAAACAAAAATTTATTGATGCTTTGGTTGCTACAGGTAAGCAAACAATTACAAGAGCAGAAATTAAAACTATTGCGACCAAACTAGGTCTCAAATCAACTCAATTCTTTACTAAAGAAAATAGTAACAGGGTTGGACGTGGTGAATATCGTGTACCACAATCTGGTATGAATATGGCTCCCGCATTACAAGCACAAGTTATTTCTATAACCAAACAATCTGAAAAATCTGACCATAAAATTCAAAATGTTCAAACCGATTTAGATACGACCAATCTAATTCCTGCGACATACAAAAATTATGTTCCGTTTGGTAACTTTGATGATGTGTATTCAATCGTTCAATCTATGCGGTTCTTTCCTGTTTTTATATCAGGTCATTCTGGTAACGGTAAAACAATGTCAATTGAACAGGCCTGTGCCAAAGCAAAACGTAAATTTGTTTGCGTATCAATGACACCTGAAACCGATGAAAGTGATTTGCTTGGTAACTATGTGTTAATTGATGGTAATATGGAATGGCGTGATGGTCCTGTAACTACGGCTGCTCGTCAAGGTGCTGTTCTCTGTATTGATGAGATTGATTACGGTGCTCAGAATCTTTCTTCATTACAGCGTGTACTCGAAGGTAAACCATTTATGCTAAAGAAAAAAGGTGAGTTAATTACACCTGCGTCTGGTTTTACTGTGTTTGCTACTGCCAACACCAAAGGTAAAGGCTCAGATGACGGCCGTTATATGTTTACTAATGTGCTTAACGAGGCCTTCTTAGAGCGTTTTCGTATTACGATGGAACAAGAATTTCCTCCTGTAAAAATTGAGCGTAAAATTATTGAAAAAGAATTGACCTCAGTTGGCAAAACTGACAACGATTTTGCTGAAAAACTTGTTACTTGGGCTGACGTGATTCGCCGTACCTTTGCTGATGCAGGTTGCGATGAAGTGATTTCTACTCGCCGCCTTGTGCATATTGTTGAAACATACGGTATCTTTAATAATAAAATGAAGGCAATTACCTTGTGTTTGAATCGCTTTGATGATGATACTAAGTCATCTTTTGCCGATCTGTATACCAAAGTTGATGCGGGTGCTTCTGCCGATGAAATTTTGGCACCACAAACTGAATTACAACCTGAAATTACCGAAAAACAATCTGAGGCAGATAACTAAATGATCTAATTATGATAATAGTTCCACACTTGACTTGGTAATAATCAAGTCTTTTTTTATTGTTTGCCGCACCTTCAAATCGCCATATGTTATATTAATCATGTTAAATTTGAGAGAACGGTCTCCTCTCAAATATTTACTATATTGAGATCATTTTTATTGGAGTATTTCGTAATGAAATCAGCTAAAGCTCGAGTTCTTGCTTATTTGTCTAAAGATAGCGAGTATAACACACTAACCGCTCAGAAAATGCAATCTGTTTTTGGAATTGCTAATCCATCTGCAACAATCAATCACTTGCGTAATGAAGGCCATGCAATTTATTTGAATAGCCGTGTTAACACAAATGGCGACAAAGTTTCTTTTTATCGCCTTGGTCAACCAACTAAGCGCATTGTTGCTGCTGGTATTGCTGCCGTCCGTGCTCAAGGAGAGCGTGCTTTTGCCTAAAATAGTTTAGGAAAAGAGACGAGGAAGTAATACATATAGATGTTACTTCCTCTTTTTTTGTTTATGGAGTTGTCATGGAAATACAAGTAAAAATTGAAGATTTAAAAAAAAATAAGGTGTTTGTGGCAACACCAATGTATGGCGGTATGGCTCACGGTTTATACATTAAATCGTGCCTGGATTTACAAACTACCATGGTCAAATATGGTGTTGAAACAAAATTTTCTTTTTTGTTTAACGAGTCACTGATCACAAGAGCCCGTAATTATCTTGTAGATGAATTCCTTCGTACCGATTTTACGCATTTACTTTTTATTGATAGTGATATTCATTACAATCCACAAGATGTAATTGCTTTGTTAGCATTAGATAAAGATGTAATTGGTGGTCCTTATCCTAAAAAGTCAATCAATTGGAGTAATGTAGCACAAGCAGCACGAAATCATCCAAATTTAGAACCAAAAGAATTAGAAACTCTTGTTGGTGAATATGTTTTTAATGTGGTAAAAGGAACAAAACAATTTCAGGTTACAGATCCATTAGAGGTGATGGAAATAGGCACAGGTTATATGATGGTTAAACGTCATGTATTTGATAAAATAAAAGATGCTTATCCAATGATTCACTATAAGCCTGATCATGTTGGCCAAACTAACTTTGATGGCACTCGTTATATTCATGCCTTCTTTGATACAATAATCGATACAAAAGATTCAATTACAGGCGGTGGTTCAGACCGTTATTTAAGTGAAGATTATATGTTCTGTCAAATGTGGCGTAAAATTGATGGGCAAGTTTGGTTATGTCCTTGGATGAAAACGCAACATATTGGTACTTATGCATTTACTGGTAATATGCCTTCTGTTGCACAATATACAGGTCGTCTATGACAAGTAATAGTGATAAATCTTAATTATGGAGTTTTAAATGAAATTATCTAATGAAACAATCTCAATATTAAAAAACTTTGGTGCAATTAATCAAGGCATCATGTTTAAACCCGGTAAGAAACTCAAAACGGTTTCTTTACATAAAAACATTCTTGCAGAAGTTGATATTAAAGAGGAAATTCCTGCTGAATTTGGTATCTACGATCTAAATAATTTCTTGTCGGTTATTTCTCTACATAAAGATGACCCATCATTTGAATTTGATGATAAACAAGTTACAATTATTGGTAATAAAGGTCGTAGCAAAATCAAATATCGTTTTACATCCGCAAATATGATTGTTACACCACCCGAAAAAGTGCTGGCGATGCCTAACGTTGAAATCAAGTTTGAATTAAACGTTGAAGATTTTGATTGGATTCTTCGTGCGGCTTCTGTGTTATCTTCACCACAAATTGCTATTGAATCCGATGGCAAAAAAATTAATATTGTTACACTTGATTTGCAAAATGATGCTGCTCATACCGATGCTCTCGAAATTGCAGTTGGCACAGGTGACAAATATCGTATGATTTTTAAAACAGAAAATATTACCAAGATTTTTCTTGGTACCTATGATGTTTTTATATCATCTAAAGGTATTTCGCATTTCAAAAATAAATCTGTTCCACTTCAATATTGGATTACAACCGAGCAAGGTTCTAAATTCGAAAAATCCGTTTAATTTTATTTGAATATGTTGTATTTTGTGGAAATTTTATATTATGGAACAATACCTTTGGACAGAAAAATACAGACCTCAAACGGTTAAAGATTGTATTCTGCCTGATCGTTTAAAGCAACCATTTCAGGAGTATGTAAATCAGAAACAAATTCCAAATTTACTTCTAAGTGGTGGTGCAGGCGTAGGCAAAACAACCATTGCTAAGGCTATGTGCAACGAAATTGGTTGCGATTACATAGTCATCAACGGTTCTGATGAAAGTGGCATTGATACATTTAGAACTAAAATTAAAAATTATGCTTCGTCAATGTCATTGTCTGGTGGCCGTAAGGTCATTATTATCGATGAAGCTGATTATCTAAATCCCAATTCAACTCAGCCGGCTTTGCGTAATGCAATTGAAGAATTTGCCAGCAACTGTTCATTCATCTTTACTTGTAATTACAAGAACCGCATTATTGAACCACTTCATTCTCGTTGTGCAGTAATTGATTTTGGTTTAAAAAATGGTGAGAAGGCCAAGATGGCATCCGCTTTCTTTAAGCGAATTCAGTCAATTTTGCAAAGTGAAAAAGTTGATGCTGATGATAAGGTTTTGGCAGAACTTGTAAAGAAACATTTTCCAGATTTTCGTCGTGTGTTAAATGAACTTCAACGATACAGCCAGTTTGGTAAAATTGATACCGGTATTCTTTTACAAATTGCTGACGTATCAATCGATGAGTTATCTAAACACATTTCAGCCAAAGATTTTGGTGCAATTCGTAAATGGGTAGCATCTCATGAAATAGACAATGCAACTTTGTTTCGTAAATTATATGATACACTTTACGACATCTTAAAACCAACTTCTATTCCTCAGGCCGTAATTATTCTAGCTGATTATCAGTATAAGGCTGCGTTTGTTGCAGACCAAGAAATCAATACTGTGGCTTGTTTGACTGAACTAATGGTATCTTGTGAGTTTGTATGAGCCCATTTGATTATGTAAAACAAATTTTACAAGGTAAAAAGCAACTCATTGTTGATGAGTTGACCGAAAAAGAATACAATTCGTTTATCATCAATCGTAGTTTATCTTATCATAAAGATTGCGTTTTGTTTGCAAATGAGATGAACCGCAGACATTTTTTGGATAAGAAACTGCAAAATGATTTTTTACTAAATACTGTAAGGTCACAAAAACGACCATTTGCGAAGTGGATTAAGACTGATAAAAGTGAAGATTCATCATGTGTAAAATTGTTCTATGGATTCTCAGAATCGAAAGCCCGAGAGGCTCTCCGACTACTAAACAAACATCAAATCCAACAACTAAAAGAACAAACCGACACGGGTGGATTAAGGAAGTAACATGGTTGACTTAACACAATTCATTGAGGTAAATCTCAATGAGCAGGATAATTTTTTGAAGGTAAGAGAAACACTTACCCGCATTGGTATTTCTTCTCGTAAAGAAAAAGTGTTGTATCAATCTTGCCATATTTTGCATAAGCAAGGCCGTTACTATATTGTGCATTTTAAAGAATTATTTGCCTTAGATGGCAAACCCTCTAATATATCGGAGAACGACATTCAAAGACGAAATGCTATTGCAAATTTATTGGAAGAATGGGGTTTAGTAAAGATATTAAATCGTAAATTAATTGAAAATAATATTGCACCACTTCATCAAATTAAGATTATTTCTTTTAAAGAAAAAGACGATTGGAATTTAATTACAAAATATAATATTGGCAAAAAACCAAATGAATATTAATTTTCATATAAATAATGATGCGGCGCCTAATGGGCCGCATTTTTGATAACTTGCTTAAAAGGAGATAAAACATGACACTCGGACGTATTTCATTTGGACCTCTATCCCAATCAATGTTGGGATTTGATAGATTTTTTGATGATGTTGAAAAGATGCTTGATGTAGCTCAAAAGCCTTCTACTTTCCCTCCACACAATATCATTAAGCTAGACGATAATCAATATGTCGTTGAATTTGCCGTTGCTGGTTTTAGCAAAAATGAAATTGAAATTACCGTTCAAGATGGTAATTTAACAGTTAAAGGTGAAAAAAAAGAAAAAGAAACTGAAATAACCTATCTACATCGTGGCATTGGTACTCGGTCTTTCACTAAAACACTTGCCATAGCTGACACAATAGAAGTTTGTGGTGCGGAATTTAAAGATGGTATTTTGCGTATTGGTTTAGAAAACATTATTCCTGACCATAAGAAATTACGTAAAATTGAAATTAGTAATGAGTTGAAAGAATTTAAATCACAACTCTTACAAGAATCTAACAAAACTGTTTGAAAAACGGTGGGATGAAAATCCCACTACATTTAAAAAACATTATAACCAGACATGTTAAAAACTTTAAATTGGAGATAATATGTTAGTTTTGCCAGATGAAATGATTGGTCGCCCTGTTGGATTTACCTGTTCAACATTTGACCTTTTACATGCGGGCCATATTTTAATGCTTGCGGAATGTAAATCAGTTTGTGAATATCTTATTGTTGGTTTGCAATCAGACCCAACAATTGATAGACCAAGTACAAAAAATAAACCAGTTCAAACAGTAGTTGAAAGATACGTTCAACTATCTGCCGTAAAATTTATAGATGAAATTGTTGTTTATGATACCGAAAAAGATTTAGAGGATTTATTGATGTTTTTACCACTTACAGTTCGTATATGTGGTGAAGAATATAAAGACAAACCTTTAACTGGCCGTGAGATTTGTGATGCAAGAGGAATTAAAACCTTTTACAATTCTCGTACACATCGTTTTAGTTCATCTGAGTTACGATTAAGAACATATCAATCCGAATTAAAGAAAAATGGCATTTCTAGTTCATAACTTACCACCAGTTCAATGCTTCGTTAAAAAAGAATTTCTTTACGACTTTGAAAAAGGTTTTGGTGAATATGAACCATGTATTTGGATGACAATTAAATGTATCAAAGGCCAAGCATTTCGTATTGAAGCGTTGCTGCCTAATTATGGTGCTTTGTATGATAAACTGCCTTTACATGCATTTGTAACTCGACAAATAAATCTACAAAATGCAACTTTATCTTTGGATTATTTACAAATTTGGGATGCTTTAAGCTACAATGTTACTGTCATTGAAAAAGATAATTTACGAATGTTAAAATGTAAATTTTTAGACAAAGATAAAAAATGGCATTTTGGTGAATATATGTTTACTGTAGATTTTTGCCAAAATGATCCAGGTTATCTGAATACAGGATTTTCTGAAACAGTTGAAGAACATAAAAGTTATAATTTTATTAAATTAGATAATGGCCAGTTTGCGGCACAACCTAACAACAAAACATTATTCTATGATGCTTCTTTGACTGTTGTTGATTTTAAGATACCAGATTTTAAAATAGCAACAAAATTATATTCAGTAGAAAAATTCAATAAACATTCTGCAAGAAATAATAATGATTTTTTTTATGATTTTAAAGAAAGAAAAGAATGAACGCTCGTGAAATTGCTAAAAAATTAGCTATCGAACATAAAATGCCAAGAGCAGAAAAATATGATTTGTTCTTACGTGAATTCGATAACATGATCGAAGTAATTGGTTGGATGCAAGATCCAACTTATGACATGAAAGATTTTCAAGGTAGAGAAATGTTGTTTCCTAAACGCTGGATTACCATTAGCGTTTTGCCCGCAAAAATGAAAGTAAATATGTAAAATTTATTATCTAAAGTTTGATAACACCATCAAAATTGCCTTAACTTTTTTTAA